CATATAGATAATTTTAAGTTAAATAGAGAAGAAAATGTAAATTCTTGTGATTGTTGAATTTTATTTGTAAATAAAGCAAACCCCATATCAGCTGGGTCTTTATCGTCTAAGTCTATTACAAATAATTTTTTTCCTGCTTCTAATAATTGTTTTGCTATTTTATAAGTTGATTTAATAGCATCTTTATCTAAAGCTAAATAAACTTTTTTAACTTCAGATGTAACTAATTTTTGCATTAGTTTTTTTGATATATTTTTGCCAAATAGTGGTATAGCATTTCTTTTTATAGCAATAGCATCAAAGGCCCCTTCACATAAAACAATAGGAATGTTCCAATTTATCATATTTTCAAATCCTATAATATTTTTATCTGAGGATGGTGCGTCATATTTTCTTGATGGTTCTTTTTCAAATGAACGGGCTACAAAATAATCAAGCTGACCATCAGCACTATAAGTAGGTATAATAATTTTATTAGCATATCTACCTTTTTCACAATATCCTACTTTATATTTTAAAACATCCATAGTATTTATTCCTCTTTTTTTAAGATAAGCTAAAGCATGTCTAGCATGTATATCAGATTTAGTAAGATTATATAGTGATTTATATTCTGGTGGTAATTCAACTTTTATGTTTGAAACTACTATATCATATTTTTCTGTAGTTCCTAATATATCTTTTAATTGGGTACGTTTATTAGTAGATACTTTTAATGCTTTAAATAAACCAAATAAAGTTTTACCTTTTTTATCACACACCCAACAATGCCATAAATTTTCTTTCTTTTTATTAGGAATTAAATTTATTTCTAATTTTGGATTTTTGTGATGACAAAAAGCACAATGAAAGGCATGATTGCCCCTTGCTGTAGGGTTACTTTTGCCTAGAACGGATTCTACTAACCCAAGTAATATTTGGTTTACCATTAAAAAACTTCAGTTTACAACTAAGATACGTTAGATATTTGGATTTACCAAATCTTTTCTAAAAAACTTACCAAGTATATTATCATTCATATATACTTTACTTTCTAATACTTGTTTTTTAAACAAATATCTAGTTTCTAAATAAGTTAAATGTTTTTTATTAAATGCAAATTTTAAAATTGTTCTTTTAAAATCATCATGTTTATTTTCTTTTAGTAAGGTTTTAATTTTTTGGTGGCTACCATAATAGGTTTTCCAATCACTTTCTACTATAACTTTACGTTTACGTTTATATCCTTTTAATGGTGGTAATGTTTTATTAAATTGTAAAACTTTTTTACCTAAGTATTTTTCATTAGTTGGAATATAACAAACCTCATATACAAACCCAAATGTGTTTTCGGGCATGTCTTCTATAGAATTTATTGGTGTTAATGTAAAACTTCTTTTGTGTTCTTTATATAACCACATTTATTTGTCAAATCTTATTATGAAAGTAGTATTATTATTATTTGTTAGAGGAATTGGTTGACCTAATTTACCTACTAATAATAATTCATTAGCTTCATTATATAATCCTACACTAGTAGCATAAGGTTTAAAATCAGAGCCTGTAGCAAAATTTCTTAGTGAACCGGATTCATCGGTTGTTATTGTAGGATTTTGTGAATAATTGAATTCATTATCTGTAATTTTACAGACAATTTCATTTTCAAATATTCTATATTCGTTTTTAAGTTTTAATCTATTTGGAGTTACTGATATAGCCATTTGTTAAATACTTATTGTTTTTTCAATTAATCCTTGGTTTAATAATACAAAATCTCCACCTTCATTTCTTAGCCAAAAGGTACCATCACCTACAAGTTCATATGCTTTTGCACCACTTATCTGGTAGTAAATTAACCCAGTGTCACCCTGATAATACGTAATAAGTCTGTCGTCTCCACGGATTGTTAATAAAGTTTCAGGATTTATAAGTTCAGGTGTTTCTAAAGGATATAAAGAATTTAAATATTGTTTTTGTCCTAATAAAATTGTAGAGAGTTCAGTACCACATGTTTCAAAACCTATTATATTACCTGTACTTAATATTATATTTCTTCCACCTTTTCCTCCAGCATCTATAGGAAACCTTCCTGAAAGATTTGTTCCATCACCTGTAAATTTATTATCTTTATAAGTAATTACTTCATTACTAATAAATTCTTTACTTCTTTTACATGCTTCTTCTTGTGTAGAAAAAGGACCTACTCCATTGTAAACTAAATGTGAGGGTAAGTTACAATCTTTAAATTCTAAAATAAAGCCTTGACTATTAACTGCTATAAACTTATTATTAGCTGTAAGTATATAGTTTATATTATTATCATATGTGGGTTTAGTTAATGTTTCGGCATCTTGTAAAGTATTATATAGATATCCCCCAAATTGAAAATATGTTTTTTCTTTTGGATTTATTCTACTATTAGCACAAACTCCTTCTTCAGTAGTTAAAGCAGCTGAACCAAACCTTATAGTAGGTGTGAGGGTTCTATCACTAAAATCAGTACTTTCTGTTATTTCAAGTGGAGTTTGAATTAGTGAAAAAGTTGAAGTAGAATTACTTCCTTCTTCTGGTGTGTCTAATTGTCTTACTACAAAAGTTACTCCTTCATCTGGAGGGAATGTTGAGCTATTATCATTTTCATTATTAGGGGATCCAAATCCAGACCCTGTTGTAAAGATTAAATTATTATCTCCAGTTCCAACTCTTAAAATTTGATTACCATTACTACTTCTTGCACCTCCTTTAATAGTTACTACTAAATCAGGAGATTTTCCTTTAGATACATAACTTCCTGTAACAGGTGACCCTACATAATCATAGGTAAAAGTGCTAAGAGCATCTACTATAGTATCACTATTACCTCTTAAGCTCCTAATTTGAACCTCCATTGGAGAAGATAATGTATTAGTAAATTTTAAAGTAACATCACCTTTTATAAAATCAGGACCTATTTCGTCATAAGTATAAGATAATAAAGATGAGTTTTTGGATTGAGGACCACTACATGAGGTAAAAGCTCTAAAAAGTATTGTACCACTTACTATAGATGATGTAATAGGTACTAAAGTACCACCCGAAATTGAGCTACTAAAATTTTCAGTAGAAGTAAATAATGATGAAGTACTTACTGATGCGGTTATGCTTGTAGCTGCATTTAAAGAAGAGTTTTTAAGATAATTTAAATTAAAATATCCTCTTTGTGAACCTGTACTTAAACTGGTTAGTATAGGAGATAAACATGTATTAAATCCCTCTTCACATGTTTCAGGGTCTAATATTCTATTAAAATATTCTTGTTCATTTAGTGAAGCAGAAAAAGGGGATTGGAGTAAATCTACTTGATATACAGATCCTGTTCCTACTATACTACCTGAATTAGGTCCTGTATTGAAGGATTGGTTTATATTGTTTATTATTTTAAATCCTGTTTTAGCCATAAATTACATTATCTATAAAATATTTTCCTATTGCAATTGTTCTATTGTCTACATCTTCTTGGATAATAGAACTTGAATTAAATACATTTACTTTACCCCCCATATTAGAGTGATTTACACAATAGTAATATAATGTATCAGGAGCGTCCGCAGGTAAATTAATACTTAATTCACCATTAGTGCCTGCTGTGCCCTTATAACTAATACCATTATTAGAACCTGTATAAGATACTCCACCTCCATGTGTGCCATTTTCCGTAGTTGATAGTCTAATAGGATGTGCACCGTTACTACTATCCGATTGTACTAATGAGGCACTTACTCCTCTTCTTAAAGTAATAGAAGCTGTTTTTTCATTGTCTACATTATATCTATTGCCTTCAGTATAAGCTTGTACAGTTATAGCAAATGAACTAGTATAATTATTAATAAATGAAGGGCCTACTTCTGGTGAAGTAAATAGATAATATATTCTATTTACGTCATTTACAAATTCTAATTTTCTTGTAAATAATTCACCTGCATTAATGCCAGTAGGTAAAGACATTTCTGCATCTTCATCCTTATGAATAACCATTATATAAAATAAATCATCATTCATTGCTTGACTACCTGCATATATAGTATGATTGTTATGAGTATAAGGTGATAGATTTGGTCTTGGACTTAATGGATCATCATTATAAAAACTAGCACTAGTATAAGAATAAACATCTAAAAATGATATTTGGTCTATATCTGCGACCATCATAAATGCTTTATCAGTTCTTTGTGTTAAATATTTTGCATTAGTACCACCAAATATACTAGCAGATATGGATCCACTAAATATTTTTCCATTAGTATACTCAACGCTACTTCCCGATACTGTATTTATTATATTTCCATAAGGATAGGTTTCTCTAAATAGTTCCCTATTAGGACCTAAATAACTTCCTGTATTACCAAATATAATATCTGTAAATTCATCATTTCTTGCTATAAAATTAGATCCGCTTCCAAGGCTACCAGTTGTTATTAATGTTGCTACACTGCCTGTAAAATTATCTCTAATATCATTTAATGGGATTTGTCTAACAAATTTAAAATTAATATTAGATTGTGTTACTTCTGTATTAACCTTACTAGCTGTTATACTTAAAGTTTTTAAACTATGGCTAGTACCAAACATTAAGGATACATCTAAATTATCATTAAAATCATCTAGTCTACCACTACCTGTTATAATAGCTGAATTGGTAATTTCATTTCCTGTAACATTAGCAGCAGCTCCAGATATATCACTCGACCCACTAAATTCTCTTCTTACATAAAAATTATCATTTGAACCTGTAATTACATCTATTAATAAATCATCATTTGTATTCCAAACATAACTGCCAGTAGCACTTCCTGAAGTGTCAATTTGTATTGGGGTTTCACTACCAGATTTAATTCTTACTGATACCCATTCTGAACCTGTGTATGTATAGAAATTTAATCTCCTTATTGCATTACTACCTAAGGATGACGTAGTATTTTCACATAAGGATTGGCTCACTTCCCATGCTCTAGAATAGAAATCTATACTAGATGATAATTCTATTATATTAGAGGCGGTATAAGAATGAGAATAGGAGGCTGTATGAAATGTCCCTGTTCCTTCATTTAATATAGAGGCTGATGCTAGACTACCACTATCTGCTCCTTGAATTATTATGCTGGCGGTTCCTCCATTTGTTAAATCACCACTTAATTCAATGGTTGGGTTTCCAAAACCTGAAGATGTAAGCATATAGTCAGTGATAGGGGTAGACGCTGTAATATTATAAGGAGTATTACCTCCTTTTAAATTTGATATTACTAAAGAACTACTTTCACTACCACTATAATTTATAGATGCTGTATAACTTAATATTTCGGGAGATAATACTTGAAAATCATAGCTATATGTTGCAGAGTTTGCGTCAAAAATATTTAAAGTATAGCTACCTGAAGGGGTGTTAAATGCTTCTATTGAGCTAGTAGTATATGTTCCTCCGTTACCACTCCAACTCCATGTTAAAGGTAATCTACCCCCGGACATTTCTTTATTTAATATTAATTGAATATTACCATCAGAAGCCCCATATTTTGTATTATTATTGACTGCATAGCTTGCTGTTACATATTTTATTTTTTCTACAGTAGCTATAGATTCTGATGTGCAATTGCCAGAATCTTTTAAATATACAGTATAGCCTTCCTGTGGTAAGTTTGAAAACGTACCAGGTAATTGGATTGAATTTGAAAATGACGCAGTTAACGACGCTGATATAGGGGTTTCACCACTGGCGCTTATTATAATTTTTCCATCCGAACTTGCGTTGTAAGATACTTCTGATGTGAATATTCTTGCTGATATAGGTTCAAAACTACTATCAAAAGAATGAGTATAAGTATTGTTTACACCATCTGTTATTGTAAGTATTAGTGATTTTGTTGGAAATAAGGACGCTGTTATAAGTGGTTGATAAAGGTTAGTTACTGGTGTAGGATTAGTTAATTCATCAGTAGCATTAAAAGAATAACTATAAGGAGGTATTCCTTGATCTATTGAAAATGTTAAGGAAGCACTATTATTTGATCCAAAACAAGATTGTGTTAAAGAATTTACACTAGCAGTTAAAGGTAATTGGGTTAATGTTAAAAATACAGATGCAGTATTACTTACAATATCTAAATTATTCTTAATAGAATAATCAATTTTATATTTTCCTGGGATTGAACCTGAAAGATTTGGGGTGATTACTAAATCTCCTGAGGCACTTACAGTTACATCAGGAAATGATGATGTTGGGTCTGTTATTAATTGTATAGATGATGGGTTTATTGTTAAACAATCATCAAAATCATTTTGTAGAATATTGATAACTTTAGATTCCTGGGTGTTAAGGAATATGGAATAATCATTTCTAGCTACGGGGTTAGTTTCTACTACACATAAATAATCTATATTTGTAATTACAGCTATACCATGAGAATAAAAAACATTTCCTACATGTACTCTTGAACCAGAATCAAAATATCCATCTGTTAAATCATTATATTCATCTCCATTATATCTAACATTTAAATTTTCATAATCCCATAAATTTCCTTCTCCATCATCTTTAATTATATATTGTGAGCTAGATAATTCGAAAGATTTTGGTTGTATACCATTCCCATATACATCTTGTGGGATAGAAATTACCCTTAATTTAGAATTATTCTCAGCAAAAAATCTTGATTCATCATAAATTGCAGAACCACTGTCATATAAAGTAAATGACGAAGTAAAATAAGGTAATGATCTTATAGGTGCATCCTTAAATGATCCTGATGCTATAGTACTTTGTATATAGTTGTCATAGGAAGATGTACCAAAAAATATATTAGTATTTTTAGGATACTTTAATAAGTCACTTGATTCAGTAGTATAATTGTGATAATATAAATGATTTATAGAATCAAAAATTAGTCTTCTATAATTACCATCAACATCCTTATTATCATTTATTGCATCAAAAGGAAAAGTATCTGTTGGGATATATTCTCCAGTATATACTTTTATACCATAATCTTCATACGAAGAAGATGGTATATCGTACAACTTATTAGCTACATAAGGAGTAGTCTGTTGGTCCTGTGGTTTTAATTTTTTGTAAGCAAAGCTCATCCATTAAAAATCTAGTTTCACTCTAACAAGAGCTTCTTTTGTAAAATCTTTAACTAATGGTTTTGAAAGTTTTGCGACTGATAGTAATTCGTTTGCGTTATTATATAACCCTATAGTAGTAATATAAGTTTGAGGATTATTAATTAAGCTTGAGTATACAAATTCTCCACTACCACTTATCATAGATGGGTTGGTAGTATAATTAAATTCTGAATTTCTTACTCTTACAAATATGTAGTCAGAGGTAATTGTTTCTTCAGAGTTCATTGAGAATGTTTGGGCTAATTTTATTGATTCAAATAAAGCGCTATTATTAGATATTAGTGCTGTTTCTGTTAAATCATCATTAAGAGATAAACCAACTCCTCCTAATGAAGAAGATAAAGATAAAGCTCTAGGATTTAATACTAATAAACCTACATCTGGTAAAAATTTACCATAAGACCCAGAAGGTGTATACCCTGCTGTAATTCCACCGGTTACTGCAGTTGTTACTGCACTACCATTTGTACCACTAACAATATCAAAAACTCTACCTGCATCAGAAAAAGTTTGTGTTGTTACGTCTTTTGAATTGTCTGTTAATTGAATTCTTGCAGCATTAGTTCCATCAGATCCTGAAAGGACTAAGTTGAAAGTGCCTGGGAATAATTTTTCTTTATAGCGTGCTCTATTAACATTTAATACATAAATATCTCTTGAACTAGTGTTATTACTTCCAAAATTGAAGTTTGTATTTTCGTCTCCATTAACTAAAGTTCTAAATTGACCATAAGTTACTTTTGAAGGTGAACTACCAGTTACTAGATTATTAAATGGAGCTGATCCTGATCCTTCATTTTCTCCATAAGCAATTGAAAATTGCACTTCTGCATCTGATCTTAGAGAACTAGTTTGATATACATCAAGATAAAAGTTAAAAGATGATGTTGTAGAAGAAGTAAAGAATTGGTTTAGAGTAGGATTATTACCCGTCCATAAGGTTGATGTTATTGAATCTGCACTAACTACAAAATCACTTGCGTTTAAACTTACAAAGCTCATAATTTATTTTTTACGTTGTTACTTTTGTTATATTTACAGGAAGTGTTAATCTTGCTCCTGAATCTCTACCTGTTACTGTTAATAAGGTACTTAAAGTTGTTCCAGTACCAAATAGAGTATTAACAGTTGTAGCTGTTATATTAATGGTAGTACCGGCTATTGTTCTTGAAACATTAGTACCAATAGTAGAAGTAGCATTTAAATTAGCTACATCTGGTGTGTTTATTCCTACTCCTTCAAATGTTGAAAATAATCTTGAATCTCCAATAGTTGCTGTATAACCAGATGATTCAAATGTTGTATCAGTTCCTAAATAATTTAATGTTTGTGGATTAATAGATAATGAAGCACCTTGTTTTAAAGTAATTACTGAATAACCTAATTCTAAAATTGGCAATTTAGCAGTACCTCTTGGTAAAGTTAAAAGTTTATATTTCATTACCTGAGTTTCATCAGGAAATGCTTCAATTACAGGCATATTTTCTAAAGCTTCTCCATAGAAAGCTGAGCCTGAGGGGTGGTCTGGATTATATAAAGTATAATCTATTTCATCATCTGCTAAAGAAAACTGTGTTATAGCAAATGAACCGTCGTTTCTTGCAAGTAGCTCTCTACCTTTTTTAGTAAGAATAGCGTCTACTGTGACTGATACATTGTTTAAATATCCCATAATTGTATTAAATGTTGTATATAAATATTATATTTTTAAAATTTATTTAAATTAAGTTTTGTGATTTAAGTTCCTTAACAATATTACCGGCTTGATCAGATAAACTTTTTGGAGCATCAGAAGGTAATATTATACCAGGTGATGTTTTACCAGGTTGTTTAGGAAAATCTAACACAATATTAGTTTCATCCGGAACTTTTTTTAATATAACAAATCTTTTAATTTGTCTTGCATTTTCTGCATTAGCCGGTGTTGTAAAGTCTTCACAAGCTCTTGCAGGTATATCTTGATCAAATTCTATTGTAATTCTTCTAGTATTAGTAACTTCATCCCTTAGGATAGTATTTACTTTTTTTACCTGTCTTTCAAACTCTCTAGGAAATTCTCCACTACCTGAACCTGCTACACCTCCTTTTGTATCTACAAATCTAAATAGATCACCTTCATTTATATTAAAAACCTCATCAACCACTCCATAACTATCAGACCCACTTTCAAATACAGAAGATGTTTGTATAAAGCTATCAAACCAATAAGACATTGATACTGAGGCTGTTAATATATTAAATGATCCTGTATTATTTCTTAAAAAGAAAGCGTTACCGTTATTAGCATCACCACTATCACTTATACTACCTGTTATGTTTATTACAGGTTCTGAAGGATAATAATAAGTATATTCTGGGACAGAATATTTTATTGATTGTAGCCCAATGTTTACTGATGCACTAACAATTTCTGGGTTGTTAAATGATGTTTCAAAGTAACCACCTAAAGCAGAATCAGAATCTTGTAATATTGCTTCTGTTGAATCTGTGTTTTTAGGCATTTCTATAGAATTAGATATATAGTAAGTTGCTTTTAGTAAAGCAAAGTTTCCTAAATCTACTGAGGATGAATTTAAAGGTTCTATGTTATTAAAAGGGTTCCATTTTATATCATCTATAGAAGCAGAAACATTTTTAGGTATTTTTACTTCTAACTCAAACTGCCCTTCTATATTAGCTACTAACTTATTATCCCACCAAACTGTATCTCTATTTATAGGAGTATTCCTAGTTATTTTTAAAGCAGGGGTTCCTGCTACAGATACAAAATTACTACCACTACTTATAACAATATTTCCTAATTCAAAATTATTTATTTCTAAAAATCTACCCCCTAAACTTAATGGAACGGGGAGTAAATCATTAGAATCTCTATTTATTATTGGATTATTACTAATATCATATAATAGTGTAGAACTACCTGTTGGATTCTGTAAAATGGATGAATATTTAAATCCACCAGCATATATAGGTTTTAAACCATCTAAATATTTTTGGTCTGAAAATTCTTGGTTGTTATCTAAGGATATATCAACTTCTTTTTCTTGATTAAATATAGTTTGTAATTCAAAAATAAATTCATTACCTCTTGTTAATTCAGTAACATTAGAGTTTCCATCAATTAAATATTTTACATATATGTTAGATCTATTAGGTAAAATAGAGCCTGTTTCTATAATTTCTTCAAAATAAGCAAATTTAAGTGAATTTAAATCTATTGCTGCTGTTGATCCAAAAGAATCGTCACCTATTGTATAGGTGTTATATTTTTGTGAAGTTGTCTTTGAACCTAAGTATCTAGGTTTAATATTTCTTAATAATGTATAATTACTATTTTGTATTTCAGCATTTAAAAACTTTGAACTTTGTTCAGAAATTAAGCCTAAAGACCTACTAGCAACTAAATTAAAGTTAACAGGTACAATTTGGTCTGAAGAATAATCTAGGTCTAAATAATTATTAGATTTTCTTGATTCTGATATGTTATTAAGTGTAGGGTTTAAAGGTATTGATGAGAATGACACTGCTGTTTTTGCTGTTGGGTCAGTTCTAAAGAAACTTTTTTCTGTTACTACATTTGAAGTAGGTAAACTATAAGCTGTAAACTCACTTCCACTATATTCTCCTGTAAATGTTTCTCTATTATCACTTCTTATAACTAATACATTTGATGCTGTTATTTGATTGCTACCAGAATAGATAGGAACAGATTCTGTAAAGGATGTATTTAAATCTAAATTAAAGGCATTAGATCCTGTTATAGAAGGAACAGTAAAAGAACCACTATAATCAAGGTAAGTGAAATTTGGTTCAAACCTTTTCATTTTAGATCTTTCTAAAAGGTGAGGTTTTATTAAAAATCCTGTTGATAACTCTGCTTTAGCAGGTACAAAATCTTCTACCATTTTAAATAAAGAACTATCAAAATATGATAATAAGTTTAATACATCATGAACATTTTGTTTTCTAAAATATTTTTCAAAATAAAAATCTCTAACTTGATCTAATCCTTTATATGAGGAGGACAATGCTAGCTTAGGATCTCCTATATATTCATCAATATTAAAATACCCTAACTGTTCTGTAATGTCTCTATTTATACTATCCTGTGGTGATATTGCTATTTCAATATCATTAGTATCTAAAGTAAACCTGTTATCTGGGTAGTGTTGTGTTGATATGTAAGGGCTTAGTACAGATCCTGATATAGTTTCTGTATCTATAATTCTTATTTTATCGTCTACATAGTTGTAAGCTCCTAGATTAGGTGATTCTATTAAAGAATAGTATTCAATAGGAGTATAACTACTAGTAGTAAAAGTTTCTATTACACCAAATCCTACAGTAGAGGAACCTGTTCCTAAAATACCAGAACCTGTTGGTATTATTGATCCTGTAATTGAAGGGTGTACTGATGTTATTATGTTGTTTCCGTTTGATCCTGATATTTTTAGATCATTACCCAATGGTAATCTATAAACTAAATCAAAACGTGATGAGGTAACTTGGTTTGATCTAATAGATCTAGGGTCTAGAACATGTTGATTAAATGCAGACCCACTTAATACTGTTGACCATAATCTAAATTCTTGGAAGAAACCATCAAATTTAGTATTACCTTGAGCTAAAACATTATTACTTCCAGTACCACCTAAATAACCATGTAAATCAGAATTATTTGAGGAAAAATGGAAGTCATTCCAAGACCCATTATATGAGGCAGAATTAGATCCATTAATGGATATGCTTTCTGAAGCTGCATATTTTATGTATGTTCCATCTTTTCCATCATAATCTGTACTTTTAACTGTTAAAGTATATTGGTTGTTTGAACCTGTATTTGATAAAGGAATACTACCCGTTTCCCTGTTAAGTTTAACACTCCACCAACTACCAGAGAAGAATGGTAAGTATATAGGGTTTGTTTTAGTATAACCCTGAGATCCAGAGAGGAAAAGTCTTAATTCTCCATAAGTTGAATATACTGCATTAGTTATAGGGCTGTCATAATCTGAATTTGATGCAGAAGGGTATAATAATTGAATTCCAAATTGTGTATTACTACCACTATTTACTTGAAATAAGGATTGAGAATAATACGATGAAGATGGTATTCCTTTTGTTTTAAATCTAAATTCTAAAGTATCAGGGGTAGCACTTAATGCCTTAGGACCATTCCAAAGACCTTCTATAGTATCCCAGTCAATATCAGTTGAATTCCATATATCAGTTAAGTTACTAATAAATGGTAACCATGGTACTCTAACTACACTTGAAGATATAGAAGATAATGATTCCGATGGATTAGTATTTAACCCATAGGCAAACTTATCAATAAATTGGTTTACTGTTGGGACATCCTTTTGATCACCCCCAAATTCATTAACTTTTAAAATTGTTTCAGGAATACCAAAACAATTAAGTAATGCTCTTAACCCATTTAAAGTACCTTTTGTTTTTAAAAGGTATGGTAAGTTATGATATAATCTTTTATAAACTTCTTTATTTAAATTATTAAAGGTATTAACATCATTTGATGCAGATACATAGGTTTCTACCCTTAATGAGCCTGTAGAAGGGGATAAAGATCCTGATGGGGTTAATCCTAGTAAAGATTCAAATAAATCTTGATTAGTTCTATTTGAAGTATATAATTTTACACCTAATGACCTTAAAGCATTAGCAACTAAATCTTTTGAAATACCATAATCTACTCTATTGTCAGCGTCTCTTAAATCTCCTATTGCCCTTGTATAAGTCCATAGAGTATCAAAGTGTTGGCCCAGCATAGCACTTAATAATTCTAAGCTTGAATTTTGACTATCATCTACTACATAGGAAGGTAAGTTATTCCAAATATAATCTTTATTTAAATTATCATATAAGGATGCTGATAGGCTTTGTCCTCCATAATAAGAGCCATCTTCATCTGCAGACCCATACCATTCTAAAGCTGTGACTGAAGTTATACTGTAATTGTTGTAAGGTGGTGTTGTGTTTGTTTTTGGCCAAGATTTTGATCCAGAATCAAAATAAAGGAAATACTCATATCCATCAAAATTTTCTATTAATCCATCAATATTTTGTTGAATTGTAGATTTAGAAGAGGAAATATAAGATGTATCTGTTAATGAAGGGATTGAAGTTAATGAATTTAAATCACTTTGATAACTTTGAATTTGTGTAAGTTTTGATTTAAAATTACTTAATCTTTGGTATCCAGATGAAAAATGAACAAAATTTTCATATTCTGAATAGTCTATGTTTATGTCTACACTTTTTTCCTCTAGTATAGATTTAATTTGTTGAATTGAAGAAGTAAGGCTAGAATCAAATAATTGACTTGCATTAAAATATTGAGTTTGTACATTTGAATTTTGAACTATTTCAACATTTGTATTAGGTCCTCTTAAATATTCTACTTCATCTTCTATTTCTTCTGGAATGAATTCAATGTTAACCTCAAAAGATAGGGGTTCTGATATTGGTTCGGAGAACCATAATGTATCTTTTACTTGATAATTATCAGGTAGGGGTTCATATAATTTTATATATAATGTTGGCTCTGTATCTAATTCAGTATCTAATAAAGTATTTACTCCAATAAAAGTGTTATTATCTCCAAAGTTAATTAAAAAGTCAGAGTAAAAACTTTTTGAATTTTTAGATACTAAGTAATTATAATATGAAGTACCTAAAGCATCAAAAGAAATATTATTAGTGGTAACTTGAATTTCAGTTCTAGTTGAAGATATTTCTTTAATAAAGAACCTATTATCAACATCACTTAAAAATATGTTTCTATAAGGAAAATATGATGTAGTATACCTTCCATAATTAAACCCTGATGTTTTTACATCTTGTTCTGGGTCTATAAAAAAATTGGTAAATAAACTACTACTATTTTCTGTTAATTGGGTATTATAATTTTTAAAATTATAATTAGAAGAAACTCGTTCCCCAAAACCATTATAGATATGTAGTTCTATAACATCCTGGGGTGCTCCAAATTCTCTACTAATTATTGATTTATTTAATAAAGATAGGTCTTGTGAGCTATAATCCTGTGAGCTAAAATCATTAGCTGATTCCTCTACTGTAATTTGATCCATTATTAAGTATTAGCTGCTAAATTAACTATTTCTTGTTGTGATTCTAATAATCTAATTCTTAATTCATTTATTTCATCTAATAAAGCTTGAATTTCAGGCCCTTGAGTAGTTAAACCTACATAAGAAGCACTTCTTTTAACCATAGATTCATGGGAAGAAATAGGTCCCTTTTTTGGTAAGTTATAAAATAACCTATCATATTCTTCAAAAAATTGGTCAACAGATATAGCCTCCGCTATTTGTTCAACTGGTTCTACTGAAACTAATTCTTCAAATTCAGTGTCTACGATTGTTGGGTAAGTTACCTTACCATATATTTGTTTTTCTAAATTTACCTGCTTTCTTGCCATTATCTAACTACTTTAAAATAATTATCTTTATTTTCAATTATTAAAGTTTCACTTCCAACAATAACTTTTACCATTAATTGATAGTATCTTTCCGGTTCTAACCCACCCATATAAACTTTAAAATAACTACCATTATCATCTGCACTTATTTTAGTATTATGTGTATCAAAATCAACTACCATTTCTCCAGTTTTAACATCTTTTAATCCCCAATATGAAGATGTAGTTAATGCCTTAGTGTTTAAATATACTGATGATGTTTGGAATGTTCTTGTAGGAAAAGTATCTCTTGCCTTTACTCTAAAATCATATATAGCAGTGTCTTCAAATTCTTCTTTAATATTTGTAAATGAAACTATAAAATCACTTGATGTTACAGCTGATATAGTTGTAAGTGCATGAGATGAATCATCCCATTTAAATTCTAGATCTGGTGGGTATATTGTATGTGTATCTACAGAAAAATAACTTGTTTCTACAAAGTCTGTTCCAAATTCTAATGCATCATCTAATTTTACTATAAACCCATTATTTGAAAAAGTAGTTGCATTCCATAATTTAACTGTATTAGTTACATCCATCGAAATGTCTTTATTACTAGTGTATAAAAAAGATTGGGTAGCTTCAGGATTTACTGTTGCCGAACCTGTATACCAAGTACCTCCACCTGTCGTATTTCCAGAATATGAACCCGTTACATAATCAGCGAAACCTGTGGTTGTCCATGCGTTTGAGCCTGAAGCTCCACGCCATCCCCAAGAGCACCCATCATCAGTTTGAGGAGCGTCGCTTACTTTACCAGTTCCCATATCCCAGGCCCCAGATATAGGGTATGAATATATTGTATAGTCTAGAGGTGCATTTTCAGCATAAGCTAAATATAAATTTAAACTTGCAGTAAAATTAGAAGAGCCTACTTTGTTTGCAATAACATCATTAATGTCAGATGTTTTAAATTGTACTAAACTACGTTTAACGGCAGGTAAATCCCCTTGTGCAGAAGAATTAAAATTAATACCATTTTCATTAGTTACTTCTAATACTTCATCTCTACCTGTATTTTGTGATGGGTATTGAGATAAAATAAATGAATCTTTTTCGGGAAATATTTTATATACAGCCATATTAATTTGTTACTATTCTTCCTTGTATATCAGTGTTTGGAGACTTTAATTCAAATATAGAAGGATCTAATGAAGGATATAGTATATCATTAATTGTAGCCCCTTTTATATCATAAGCATATGCTGAGTATCCGTTTTCGGCACCTGTTTTGTTGACAAGTTCTAATTTTTTAACAGTTTGGACACCATCAATTCTATCAATTAAATTTTTAACATTATTTAAAAGTATTGGTTGGTTAATTTGATAATTATCAGTGTTAAAATAATCGGTTAATTGAGTAATTATACTATTTAAAACTACAGTTCCGTTGTAGTTAGGTAATAATATAATTTCAAAATTTACACCTATATTAATTATAAAAGCATCTCTTATATTAATACCATCAGTTACTAATCTATATTCTGCTAAATAAGTTTTTAGGTTTTGTTTTATAGCTGGGTTAGCCGTTGTTAAATTTCCCTGGCTATCTTTTGATAGTATATGTAAGCTTAAAGCATTATCATTCTTTTCATCATATACTGGTAGTTTTGCGGCTAGAATATCATTTTCTTTGGTTACATAAGATTTAGCAATAACTCCAAATTTTGAAGGTAATGATAAAGATCTTATAATATAATCTTCTTTAGTAACTGTTCTTAATTGACTTGAATATTGTGATAATATATTTTCTCTTAAATCTTGATTAGTATCCCCATCTCCTCCCCCTATTGCAGGTGAAGGGTTGTTAAATGCTAAAGAATCTTGTACTGTTGATTTTAAAGTTGAATCTAAAGTTGCTCCAAAAAATATAATATTATTGCTTGCAATTAAACTAAGTGTGTTTGCCGCTACGTTTGATTCTGCTCCTCCTCCTACTAAATATTGTACTGTTATAGTAGTATTAGAGGGAGCTATACCATAGGTTTTAGTATATAGGAAATTAGAAGGATCAAAAGCAGTTGTTAATTTATCTATACCATAAGGTAAACCTAATCCTATATTATCCGGGTTTGGAATAATAACTTCATCTGCTCCAGATGAAATTCCAGAACCAAATTGTAATTGAAGTGTATTATTTGTTTTAAATCTTTTTACAAATCTTCTAGGTACTTTTTTAATTTTTAATAAATAAGGAGTAGTATCATTATATTGAGAAAAATTAGGGTCATTTTGGACCGTGTTATTTTGGGCTTCAAAAACTGTTTCTTGAGCTAGAAATGGAACTTCTGTAAATGGGTTCCCGTTTGAATCTGTAACAGATATAATTTCTTCTATATTTGTGTCTGAGACTTCTACAGTTGAAAATTTTTGTGGGGATCCAAAAGTAAAAGTTGTATTTCTAACTTGTCCTGATACTGCCTTAGTGATTTTTTTTAATAAGTAAAAATTTGGATTATTATCTGAATCTAAAGAATATACAGATATGTCAGTAGGGTCTCCACTTCCTGATGTTGAAAAATCTATTTTATTTTCTATATAAAAAAATTGGCCCGTATTGTTTGATGATTGTAATTGTGTACCTTCACTTAATATCATTGAGTAATTAAAATCTGGGGATGATAAACCCCCCGCTAATGAAGATGGAACTAATTGGAATACTTCTACATCTACTGTTGATGCATTAGTGACTTGTGGTTCATACCCACTGCTGTATGCTAAATTTAATAAATTTTTTCTTTGTTTAGCATATTGCACAAAATTTTCTTGAACTTGATTATCTATATAAAAAGAAAGAACATCACCTACATATGAAGCCATTTCTATTAGCATCAACCCAGGTGAGTTTTCATCAAAATCGTTATAAGTATTAGGATAATAGGTTTTACTAAAATCTATTAGTTTTTCTTTGAACGAATCAAAATCTTTATTTAAATATTGTATTTCTTTAGACTCCGGCATTGTTTATATTAATTTCAAGTTGATCTCCAATATTTGTATTTAATATAGAATAATTAAGGATTATATTTACTGTACTACTTTCTTGTAGTAAGTTTACTTGTAAATCATTAATTACTACTTGTTGGAAATAAGTATTAATTCCATTAATAACTAGTTCTTCTATATCGTCAACTAAATCATCTGTCAACGGATTAAACATTAGTTCTCTTAACCCAGAACCAAAGGATGGGTTCATAACTCTCTCTTTTTTTCCTGTTAAAAGAAAATTAATTAAATTAGATTTTACAGCTGCCTGAGAAGTAAAAGTTGTATTCAGACCTGTAGCACCATCATAAGGAATACTTATTCCAATTCCGGTACTAGGTTTTAAATCCAGTACATCTATATTTCTAACTATATATGTCATTAAATTTTACCACTTTCTTTCATTTTCCCCATTAAACCTGAAAAATCTGGTACGGCATCAATTGATACTTGGTTTATATCAGATGTTTTTTGGTTAGCTACCATTGCATCAACAGAATCTACTACTTTTGTAGGTGTTCCAGGCATACCACCTTGGAATCCTACAGCATCTTGTGATGACATCCCACCATTAAGGTTTCTCCAACCACCTTCAGTATGTGTTTGATTTAAAACATCTGCTAAAGCTCCTACTCCTTCAAACAAAGGTTGAGAGGGTTTTTGTGGTTCTACTGTTTGATGAGGTGTTTCCTCAATTAATTCAGATAGTGAGTTGTTTTTTGTTTTTTGTTCTACAACCGGTTTCTGAATAACTTTAGTCTCAGTAAGGGGTGTTTGCATAATTAAAGATAATTCTTCTTTAATTACTCCTCTTACTTCTTCTCTAATAATTTTTCTAAAAAC